CAACGTTCAAAGTTTTTGGATAATCCTTTTCACCTGGTTTGGCTGGACGTTCTCCACGCTTTCTTTTAGCATGGATACGGTCCCACAGTCCAAGTTTTTCCTTGAGTTCATCAACTAGTTCACCTTTAAAGTTTTTGCTAGATTTTTTTGTACAAGCAGCAGCCTCTGCCATAAATTGTTCAAAAGATTTATTTACATCTTCGTTAATCTTTTGTTTCATAAGTTGATAACCTTTTTATTTTTTTTATTTCTCTTGACTATTTATTTGTTTAATCATTTTTTGAAGATCTGAGGTTGATCCAACAAACAAAGAGTTATTGACAACGTTTGGACCTTTAGTATGACTATCTTCATTAATTTCTTTAAGTTTTTTTTGAGATTCTAAAAGTTTGTCAGTAATATCGGCAACATTTTTAATTAAATTGCCAGCTACTTCATATGCTCTTGGATGATTTGTTTGTTTTGCAACATCAAGAATATCATTGATTGCTTCCTGTCCTTTTTCAATTAAGTTATAAAGATTGCCTCTTGCATACTCATGATCATCTTTTACCTGATTATCACTTTTTACTAATTTAATTTCTCTTACAGTCTCTTCAGCTTTCATAATTTCACATTCGACATTGAATTCTTTGTTTAAATTTTCAAAAGGATCTATCATAATAATGTTGTCCAAGATTCATTGAAACCAAAATTATCATCTGGTTCTACAAATTGATCATCTAGAGTAGTAATTACTGAGAATTTGTGAGGACCTGTTCCCTGCGAAGTTAAATTTATATTAATATCACGTTGAGAATTATACTTCGTTGTTGCAACTCTAAAATTATTATTATCAATTTTAACAATATAGTATTCACTGCCAGATTCCAATCCACCGATAGGGGATCCAGTTTGATTGGTAACTCTATACGTTACAAAATCACCAGTAATAAATCCATGATTGGGCAAAGTAATTGTGTTGCTATTTACATTGACTTCCGTGAATGAAATGTCAGTACCATCATTAGTATAATCTTCTAGTGCTTTTGGAGTTGCACTATATCTTACATATCTAGAACCAGTGTTAATTGCCGTACCAATATCAACATTAACTGTTTTAATCACATCTTGAGATACAACTGGGCCATATAGATAAGTTTTTGCTACAAAATTTAAAGTATGAATTAAAGATCTCCTTCTTCTAAAATCTCCTTCATAATCATCTTGAATACTTACATTTTGTAATATAATTGGTATGTCTTTAATTTCTTTTGTTTGATCAATAAGATTAATAGTAATATTAAACATTGGTTGAAAGTATGGAAGAATTTGTTCTAAAATTTGAACAGAATCATCATTATTTTTACTAATAATATTAAGTTCAAAATCTAGGTTGTACGGCACTGGAGTATATTGAGTATATACTTCTTTGGTATCACCAGACTTTGGAGTTTTGCAAATATTAATTGGTGCTAACTTTCTAGTAGAATCATAATTAATTCCTTTCATTTCAAATGCAATTCTTGGCAATTGAATCTGAATCTCAGATCTTCCATCTAATTGCGGTTCTGCTTCAATTCTTGCAAGAAACTTTTCTCTTGGTCCATAGGAAAGGGGCACTTTAATAGTTTGAACAATATTTCCATTGGCATCAACGCGCCTTAATTCAATATTATTAAAGAGGGTTCCAAACCCAACAATAGTTTTACGAATAATTTCGTGATAAAAATGTTTACCTAACATCAGAATACTCCCATATTTCCATATTCACCAAATGGATTTTTTGCAGTCCAGTCAATAATTTTATCACCAGATAACTCAAACCATTCATTTTCAGCACCAGGATCATTTTCTTTTTCTATAGTACTGAATGAGGTAATAGTCCATTCAGCACCAGTTTCTTCACCAACTAACGTATCATTATCAACGAAAGTTCCTACAATATTAATTAATTCTAGTTCTTTATTAGTACCATCATATCTCGTAACTTTACCTTTTGGTTCGGATGGAGATCTTTGTATTGTAATAGTTGGTGCTGTAGTATAACCAGAACCTGGATTCGTAATATTTATGGAAGTTACTTTTCCATTAGTAAGAACAGCTGTTGCAGTTGCTTTTACTCCAGTTGCCGGTGATGATATAGTTACAGTTGGAACTGTTTTATATTCCTCTCCAAGTTTTAAAACTTTAATATTAGTCACAGATCCAGAAGTTATTGTTGCAATTGCGTCTGCAGATTTGGATGAACCAAATACAAGTTCTCCAGTTTTAAATGATTTTTTATTTGCAACCGTTGTAATTGCTGATGCATTAGAACCAGAACCAATAAATGATACAAGTGGTGCGGTAGAATAACCAATCCCTGGTTCTGTCAAATTAATTGAACTAATAGAACCATTGGTTGTTGAGACACTAACGGATGCTTTTGACCCAGTTCCTGGCGGCCCAAATGTTACAGTAGTATTTCTTCCATAGCCAGTTCCAGCATTTGTTAGATATACAGATTTAATACCATCGATGAGTTTAAACACAACTGAATATCCAGAGTCTTTGGTAATATCGTCGATTTCTTTAATTCCAGTCTCAATCCTTTCATCAGAAAACTCCATTGTTTCTACAATGAGTTGATATGTTTGAATAGCATCAAGTTGTCTAAATGGTTTTTCGTGTTCAACAAACTTGATTTGAAAAAATTGTTGAGTGAGAGGAAAATATAATAGATCTCCTTCATTGGGTCGTTTTGACGATACTAAATTATTTGAAGACGAAACAAGATCTTCCCATCTTCTCTTTGAAATTATAAACGTTGCTTCATCAGAAATTCTTACGCCAAACTTTGATAGTAAAGTTCCATCGCCTTCGAAACCTTCGAAACTTGATAGATACATTTCAATTAAATAATTTTCATCAAATTTTGAAAGTATGTCTTCTCTAAAAATTCTATCTTTTTTTACTATTTCTCTGGGTAAGTAATATACATCATGTCCATAAATCTGTAAAGACTCTATGATTAAATTCTCATATAGTCTTTGTTCTGAAAGTGTACCATTTGAAAAATAAACATTTTTAGCCATATCAACCTACGCAGTCTAATGGTGGAAGTTCATATGTAGAAGACATTTCTTCTGTTAGTTTATCCAACTCTTGAACCGCGTCATCATACAATTGTCTACCATTAAACTCTACTCCACCAGGTAATTTTATACCCTGAAATTTCATTAAATTTTGACCCCACTGTTTCTTTATAGACGATGTGAGATATTTTTTTATAAAAATTTCATTGTAAATTTTTGGCCATGTGACTGGATCTAGTGCTCTGTAACATTCAATAACTAGATAGTCGTTTGCAGCCACTCTTTGCCAATCAACATCAACATATATTTTATTTTGAACTTTATTATATCTTATTATTTTTTTACCTTCTAAAAGAAATTCTAATGTTTCTAAGTATGTCATAGTCATAGTTAGATTTAAAATATCATACGCATAAAAATTATAAAAATCATTTAAGAAAAATTGATATCTAAAACCGAACATACTATTTACGTATGTATTAGAAATAGGCATTATATTTTCAACACCAATAACATGATCTGGTAAAGTAAAATACCCTCTACCTTCTTCAAATTGAAGAGTTCTTGGCGGCGTAGCAGTATTTTGATCTGTTACTGTGGTTGAAGTATTTCTTTTTCTGCCATTTTCAATATCTTCATTAGTAAATTTATACTTTAACATAACCCTTTCAACCCCATTATAAACCCTCTCATTGTAGAGTTGAATGGTATCATCAATTAAATCTTCAATTTGATCATCGTCAACATTAATTTCAATTACTGGCTTACCTAATTTTCGTAAGCAGTATTCCTTAAGTTGCGACCTGCTGCTTGGGTTTGCCATTACTTTGTTTTACTGGTGAAGTTTCATTAAATGTTTCACTATCGTGTATCTTTTCGGGAGAACTCTGTAGTTGTTGTATGACAGAGTTTAAATACATTACTTTAGACTCTAACATAATATTTTGTTGGGTAAGTTGATTAATTTTGCTACTCATCACTTGCATTAAAGTGTTGGCTTCATCAGGATTCATAATTACCTCATTTTTAATTATTTATCAATAAGTACCACCATCAATTGTAGTAGTCCACACAGGAACACCCGCAGCAGTTACAGTCAAAATTTGGTTTGAAGTTGTTATATCAGATGTTCCTGCTGCATCTGTTGAAGTAAGTCTTTTATATTGATCGAAATATGGAACACCTTTGTGAATACCAATATCTAGTTTAGTAGTATTAAAATATGCACTACCAACAGTTCCAGTAAATACCTGAGAAGTATTTGTTGCATCTGGAATATATGTGAAATAATATGTGGTGGTAGCTCCCTCCGATGTACCAGATTCATCATAACCAAAAAATCCAGTTTTTAGACCACTGTTAAAATATTTAAATTCAATACCACGATCCTTATTATCATCTGCACCTTGCGTAAAGGTTAGAATTTTTGGTGATGTATTTGTACTTGCTGCGATACCAGCAGATAGGTTTGCACTAAGAGTAATAGTATTAGCACCTACATTAATGTTGGTAATAGTTGTTCCGTTTGGAATCGATGCATTACCAGAAACAATATCACCAACATTCAACCCGTCTACATCATCAAGAATAACTACTGACTGTCCACTTGCTGCAGCAGAAACAACAGTTTTTTCACTAATACTATCTCCAAGTGTAAATATAGGATCATTAACAGTCATCTGTGTAGAATTGACCGTTGTTGTAGTACCAGAAACTTGTAAGTTACCTCTAACTACAACATTACCAGCACCATCACCGCCGGCAGGATATGGGTCAATTGTGATTGTTTGAGCACCTGAATTGTCACTATAAATTGTAGAACCTACAATTCTCAAATCTCCAAAGTCAACTTCGGTTGAAGAACTACCAATGTTTAGAGTAGTTGCTGCCCCAGCAAAGTTAACTGTGGTAGCATTTGTATTTACAAGGTTAAATGTAGCAGTAGAAACAGTAAGATCTCCACCATCAATATTAACGTCTCCATCTACATCTAGATCGTTGTTGATATTGGTAGTGCCACTAGCGGCACCAATCTCTACAGTAGTTGCGGCCCCAGCAAAGTTAACTGTGGTAGCGGTTGTGTTAAGTAAATTAAATGTAGATTGATTAGTAGTTAAATCACCACCATTTACTTGTAAATCTAGGTCTACCTCAAGGTTATTATTGATGTTAGTAGTACCACTAGCGGCACCAATCTCTACAGTAGTTGCTGCCCCAGCAAAGTTAACTGTAGTAGCAACAGTATCAAAAAGATATTGTGTTGATTCAGTACCAACTAAAGTATTATTTCTAAACCTAGTAGTACCACTTCCTGCGGATCCAAAATTAATTGTTCCAGCTGCACCAAAAGCATTAACTGTAGTAGCGGTTGTATTTACAAGGTTAAATGTAGCAGTAGAAACAGTAAGATCTCCACCATCAATATTAACGTCTCCATCTACATCAAGGTTATTATTGATGTTAGTAGTACCACTAGCAGACCCAATCTCTACAGTAGTTGCTGATCCAGCAAAGTTAACTGTGGTAGCATTTGCATTTGCAAGGTTAAACGTAGCAGTAGAAACAGTAAGAGCTCCACCATCAATATTTACATCACCATCTACATCTAGATTGTTGTTGATATTGGTAGTGCCACTAGCGGCACCAATCTCAATAGCAGTTGCTGCACCAAAAGCATTAACTGTAGTAGCATTAGCATTTGCAAGGTTAAAAGTAATGTTAGAAACAGTAAGATCCCCGCCGTCAATATTAAGGTCTCCATCTACATCAAGGTTATTATTAACATTAGTAGTACCAGTAGCAGACCCAATCTCAATAGTAGTTGCTGATCCAGCAAAGTTAACTGTAGCAGCATTTGTGTTTAGTAAGTTAAATGTAGATTGATTAGTAGTTAAATCCCCACCGTTTACTTGTAAATCTAGGTCTACTACTAAATTATTATTAACATTAGTAGTGCCAGTAGCAGACCCGATTTCTACAGTAGTTGCTGATCCAGCAAAGTTAACTGTAGCAGCATTTGTGTTTAGTAAGTTAAATGTAGATTGATTAGTAGTTAAATCACCACCATCAATGTTTAAATCATTATCAATGTCAACATTACCAGTACTGAATGTAATTAATTCTGATCCAGCGCCAGTATCAATATCAATATATTTGTTTGATCCTTCTCGTACAATGAACGCATCAGATCCTGAAATAATTTTATTATCTAGTCTGGTATTATCATTACCAATTGTTATTTTTTGTTGTGCATTATTTGTATCAACCTCAACATAATTTTGAGATCCTTCTTTAATAGCAAAAGCAGTTGGTGTGTTATCTTCAATAACAATATTGACTGTTGCTAACGAATTACCAAGAGTTAACAGTTCTGCATTATTTGTAGTATCAATATCAATATACTTATTTGAACCTTCTTTTACTACAAAGGCACCTGCAGTATTATCTTGAATGCTAGAGTTTACTGCGGTTGCATATGAAATATTTCCAGTTAAATAAACATTGCCGGAAACATCTACATTAAATTTATCTGAACCGCCAACAGATAAGTTAAGAAGTCTTGAGCTTGCTGCCGATGCAGTATTGATTACGTCAAGATCAATACCGTAGAAAGTTGAACCGCCATTGTTCCAGGTGGATGAGATATTAAGTAAAGTATCTGAAGCACTTAGAGTTGGGGATGTAATATCAACCGCGCCAGAAAAACTATCAACGATGAATCTATCGACAGATCCGTCATTAATTTTGAATAAATTATCACCAAGTGTACTAGAACCAGAAATTACCACATCTCCAGTTCCATTTGTGTCAATGGTCAAATTACCATTTGAATTTGTGGTGGAAATTGTATTGCCATCTAGGGTGATGTTATCAACATTCCATTCATTAACCTTTTTAGATGAGTCTACAATTGCTGCAGAGTTTGAAACAATTGTTCCATGTCCATGATCTAGAAGATCTGTAAAATACTTGCCACCTATGATATCAATATTTGCTGAGACACCAGCAGTTTCAGGTCCTCTACCCACAAACAGTTTACCAAAAGAGGTAACGTTTGCACCTTGAGCATCTGTATAAGTACTAGTGCCTTCCCCGTAAGCAAGCTCACCCTGACCCAATCCAGCCGGGGTTGCTGTTGGGTTGGTACTGGATCTTTTAATCTTTAAGATTGATGCCATGTCTTTTTACCTGTGTGATTAGAAATTACCGCAATTAATTTGTAAACCAGATTTTTCTAAAATATTTTGTGCTATCCAAGATCCACTTGCAGCATCATATTGAAGCAGAGCTCCATCTGATGCACCTGTCATATTTACGTCAGTCAATCCTGAAAGCCTACCGCCGCCAGCTGTATTTACAGTGATGACTTGGGGTACTCTAGATACTGTTACTTTGGTGTTCATTTTGTTACTCCTGGGTTGATTGTGACTATACCCTCAATAACTCTTGTTTTCACCCCACCGTTTGAAACAATTATTACATCATACAAATATCTTCCCTGTTCCATATTGGACGTAGATGAAGAAGGCAAAGACAAAGAAACAGTTCCGTTTCCGTTAACGGAAACAGTAAAATCAACAGATGTTGAACTATAATATGATTTTTTAATTTTGGCAGCTGCAGTATAACCAGTCAAGTTCCAATACACATTAGAATCGTCATAGATTCCAATTTGTGCGGAAAAGTCTGATCCTTGATCAATATACAGATTGTGTACTGCTGCCATAAGAGTTTACCACTTATTTTTATTTATATTAGTTAGTAATCTTACTTAAAGGCTAATTGTTGTAATAATTTTTTTATCTCATTTATTTCATCTTTTAACTCATTTAAATTTGTTTCAATATTTGCAACTCTTTCTTTTTCAGATTTACGGGCCTGATAAGATTTTAGATATGATTCGTAATCACTGGGATTGTTGTTTATGATTGCTCCACTTTTTAAATCTCGATATAGATCTGGATGGCCATCAACGTTCAATTTATCCATATTAAATAGCAAGAGCAATTGCTCTAAAGTTTTTAATTTTTGGAATATTACTTTGATCATTACCGATCATAATAACTTTAATACTCCATTCTTTAAATTCTTGCAATCCACGAATTTCATATTCAAACGATCTGTATTCATTTTCAGTTTGAGAAACTGGATATGATTCGACAGGTATTTCAGTATAGTTCATATCACCAAAACTACCCAAGGCAGAGTCTCCTTTAATCTTAACAAAGACTTTAATATCAACTCCTTGTCTTCTAATAGCATCAAATAAAACTCTTACAGAAGAAGCAGATTTTTCTAAAGTAACTTTTTTTGTAATATATGCGGGATGCAATCCACCTATAGGTAGTAATTCAGAACTAATATCAATATTTCCACTATCAGTAAGTTCTTTATTAATTCTATTTGAAATTGTGATGATAGAAGATCCAATCAAATCCAGTACTGGACTTATTGTATCTTTTGTTGTTGACATATTAATCATTAGTTTCATGCTTCCTTTTACGCCATTTAAATATTTTTTTGCATTTATATCTGAGGCAACAAGTCTTGGTGATGAAAGTTCATTTTCTGTTTTATTTGATATAGTTTCACCATCCTTAAGTAAGAAAGAAACCTGTGATGTATTGCCAATGCTAGTTCCAGTTATTGAATCCAATACTAAAGTGGAGTCTGTATCTGGTAAAGTTAAAATATTAATTTGTGGATTAAGAATTTCATATGGAATATTTCTAGTTGCATATGCATTTGGGCCGCCGCCAGAAATAGTAAAGTTTGCTTTATTTTGATTTACAATTTGATATTCGTCAATATTTAATACATTTAAAATTTTGTGAGTAGTATTAATACTATCAAGATTCATTCCATTTAAATTATAACATTTAACTATTGACCCGCTTAAGTGTTGTGCAGCAATAGTTCCCAAAGCTCCTCTTTGTTGTACAGTAAAAACATTGTCACTAGTTATCTCTGAGTATGCAATAATTTCATTGTTAATTTTAATGTATCCTGGATTCGTTGAAGAGATAGATGCGTTATTAACTTTTGTCCAAGTAGTGAATGAATTGTAATTGATAGATTGATTTCTTAAATCGTTCAATGTTAATGTTAATGCAGTATTTGAAATAGTTGCACCAAGAAGTGAATTAGGTTGATCGGACACTACATCATTAAGAATTACATAATTTTGTGTGCCGTGCATACCATGATTTGGTTGAAATACAGTAATTGTAGTAGAGTCTTGATTAAATCGTAACGATTCTGGTTGTAGTTTTACTGGGGGAATTGGTTTATTATACAATACTGCTGGTACTGTTGTATTGGTAGTAAATTTAGCTCTATTAAGAGTAAATTTAATATCTTCATATTGATCAGGAGTCCAAGTAGATTGATTAGCAGACTTAAAGAGAACTCCAATGTATGGTTGTTTGTCAATAGCATTATTGTTAGTTACATCGATTTCACCTAATCTAGAAACCCATATATAATAATTTTGAGAAACTGCCTTAACTACAAAACAATAATCTGTTTTATCTGATAAATATACAGGACTTGGAAATGTAAATGTTGTTGGTATAGATGCATCAGATGAAATTTTTACATCTGATGCATTTACTGTCACACTACTATATGGAACTACTGTAGATGTAGGATAACCATTTTCTACAGTTCTAATATCCACAGAAATTGGAACTATATTATCTTTGGTATAGAAATACAAATCAATAGATGTTGCAAATATTCCACCTTCAGTGTCTATAAAGAATGATTGAGCTAATGGATCCCTACCGCCAGGGGCCTGAACGGGATCTGCAACAAATACCGTTCTATTTTGAGAAATTGGTGTAGTAACTACTTCTGGTACAGAGACAGAAACGATATTTGATGTCACATTTACTTGGGTGCCTTCAGTCAAATATGAAGTTGAAGCACTGGAAGATGTATATCCAATAGCAAAAATATCACCTGGTTTATCTGAAATTGTAAAGGTTAATATTCCAGTTTCAAATTTTTGTGGAGGAATAGTAACAAAAGCATGAATTGTTCCAATTTCATTAGATATCACTTTTTGAGGTACTTGTGTTGTACCTATCGCGCCAGATGTCATACCACGAATACTAAATCTTTGTCCTAGTAACGTTGGATTTATCAAATTAAGATTTGTAGTACTAATTTTATCAATTGCTAATATTGTAGTATTTTGTGAATATTCGATAGTTTGACTAGTTTGATTTAATGCAAAATTATTACCAATTAGATCTTTATTTGATGTAAAATTATATGGATCAACAACTGTTGCAGTTATTGTATTAAAATCTGTTGGAAAACTTGAAACTGTATCAGCAGGAATGTCAAATAGCAATGGCGGAAGAGGAAAAAGTTCTACAGTCTCTCCAACAATAAATTTTTTATTAACTCCACTAATGTTAGTGATTATTTTGGGATATAAAAATTCTGTTGCATTTATCTCATTAATATAAAAATTAAAATTTGTATTTGGTTTTAAAGAAGTTCCTAATAAATCAATAATAGAAGATCTGACAAATCTTAAATCTACAATACTATTAATTGTATCCCCCGTGTTAATCGTCTGTTCCGTAACATCGATCCTATTATTAACTCCAGTTCTTGATTGAAAATTATTTGTACCACCATTTGTACGCTCTGAACGAGTAGTAGTCCAAGAACCCCATTGATCACCTGCAGCACCACTTTGATCAAATAAAAATCTAATTGGTCCCTCTAGATCAATAGTTTGTGTTTCGCCCATAGTTCGAACAGTATCATACCAAACATCTTTTTTTGGAGTTAAAGTAATATTTCCAACCCAATTAACAATTTCAAATGGATTAATATTTTCTACTCTAGATGCAAAAGATTGACTTATATACACAACATCTGTATATGGTAAAGTAATTAGATCTCCAGTTTTTTTAGTTGCACCTTCAGTATTGCTATATACAAAATCAACATTATTTACATATGGATATGGTCTAGCTAAATAATTATTGGTATCTATAGAAATACTATAGTCTGGGTTTGTTATATCAGCAATAGTTACTGTATTAAATTTATCTACGATAAAACCATTCTTAAATCTATTTTTTCCTTCATCATCTAAAATATTCAAGGTATTTGTATTAATTTCTAGTAAATTTAAAGAAGTATAAGTTTCTACATTTGTTAATCTTTCATCAAGTAGACCAATATCTTTCATTGTATAACCTTTAGTGTTTTCTAATTTAATAGAAGCATCGGATACTTTTTTAAGATATGGAGGTAGACTGACAGTTCCTAACAATAATCCAGTATCATTAGTTAATGGTAATTTTGGATTAATAGAATCTGCACCTTTAATTATTGACGCATATCCAGTTTCATTTAGATAAACTTTGTCAATACGCCCTAAGTAAAAATCATAATCTAATGTAACTAACTTTTGCGGATATGCAAATTTTGTTGATGATTGAATTTGATTTAATTTAAAATCAAACGCAGATTGAGTTTCTCTATATGGATCTGATAGAGTGCCAGAACCTCCATTTGATCCAGTTGATGGTGCAATATAATACCTAAAATCTACGAGATCACTATACGAGACTCCATTATATGAAGTTGGTACTTCAGAATACTCTAAATTAGTAAAAGAATCAGCCACATAAAAATCATTAGATAAGTCTTCGTGTTTAAGATAATCAAAAACTACAATAATTTTATTTACTGGATATGGTTTATTTAATTTTCTGACTAATTTAGAAACTCTATAAAAATCTTCAGTGTCGTTTTTTACTAAACTAAAGTTAGAAGAAATATCTTTATATGCACCATATGTTGATTGTTTTACAAAACGTCCAATTATACTAGCATTTGTCGAAACTTCTACTTTAATTGCTAAATTTGATCCTTGTACAAATTTATCATCACTTAAGTATTTTATTTTTAAATTTGTAGAAGAAATTTCAATAATTCTTGCTCTAATATTTCCAGCAACAATTACATCACCAACCACAATTTTATCAGAATTGTTCAGAACAATACTATCAAACATGTCTACTGCTTGTATTTGAGCAGATGTTGCTTCATGAATTGCATGAATTTTATATACATCTGGAAATTTTAAAGACCACTCCCTATCAATTAATCTAGTTCCATATTTGGTATTGTTCGAATTCTTAAATAAATCTACTATTAATTTTTGATAAGGAACAGAGATTTTTTTTCTAGGCGAAGCATTTGATAATCTTAATTTATAAAAAACATTTACCACAGAGCCGTTTTGAGGATCTAATCCAGATACAGAAACTACATTTCCACTAGTTTGAGTTATTACTGGAGTTAGTAATGCAGTTGCAGAAGTTACAATTACAGTACTTGCTTCAATAGATTCTGTTAATGGTCTTGAAATTGTAAATCCACCATTAAGTACTGTATATTGTTCTGTCTTAGATATATCATAACTAAAATCTGTGGTTGATTTTACTGGATATGAAGATGTTTTTATAGAAAGACCATTATTTGATGAATACAGTTTACATGTCAATTTTGAAACATTATAATATATTCCATTTGTCAAATTTGTTGGAGATGTTAAAACAATTGTACTTGCGTTAGTTACGGTAGAGACTTCAACATCAGAACTTCCAATTCTTAGTTTAGATTTTGCAAATACTTCAGAGTTAAACTTAGTACCTGTTCCAGTGAATGTAGTTCCATTAACTAAAAAAGAAGATCCACTAATAGGTACAGGATCTAATTTTACAAATGATGTAAATACTGTGTTAGATCCGCTTATTCTTTGAATCTTTCTAACATTTTCTAATTTTGGCACATTAATTGTTGATATAGTGACTGGTGATGTATAATCAACTCTACTTGATTGAATTGCTTCCGATGGTAAAAATGAACCTGTTACCTGCCTTAATATTACATTCTGTCCTGAAAAAGATTCTAC